GCTGATGGTACTAAGTATTGGTACCTAAACGGTAAACTACACAGAGAAGATGGTCCTGCTGAGGAGTGGGCTGATGGGGGTAAGTGTTGGTACCTAAACGGTAAACTACACAGAGAAGGTGGGCCTGCTTGTGAGTGGGATGATGGGGATAAGTGTTGGTACCTAAACGGTAAACAACACAGAGAAGATGGGCCTGCTGTTGAGGGCACGGGTTTTCCTACGCTTTGGTATCTAAACGGTAAGAAACTCAGAGAAGAAGAGTTCAATGAGCGTACAAATAAACCTTGCCTTAATAAGGCTGTAACATGAGGTGGTGGTTCCTTCAGTCTTTACCCCACACAACACACAGGGGGTACCCAAACATAGCGAAGTATCCAATAAAACAACCAAAAACTCCAAGTAATAAAGGAATAAGGTCAAATGCTTAGCTTCCTATTGATAGCGTGTTTAATATTATTATGCTTCTTCGTGGCCACAGGGAGAGCCTGGGCCATACTAGGCTGGATAGCAACGGGACTCGCCCTACCCATAGGGGCAATCCTCACAAACCTGTAGTCTACATTACCCGTACCTAACTAGAAACCACAGGGACACACTCAGTTCACGCTGGGTGTGTCCACACTCTTTAAGTAACCGACAAAACGCAGTACGCCCCCGTGACTAACTCGCTAGTCCCTATAGGGCAGTATAAGATGAGCCACACTTCGTGTGTCTCTTTAATAGCATAATAACAGAGGGTTTCACATGACAATTAAAAAACTACACCCAAACAGCTTAGCTAACCTTCTACCTAAGTTCACACCAGAGAATGCTAAAGCCGCACAACTGAAATCCGTAGAATCACGTAAGGCTAATAGGATAGCACGTGAGGCGCTTGCCTTGACCGCAGCCGAGCTCAAGATGGACGCTAATCAATTAATGTCAGTTAACAGCCTGACAGCCTTAGATGTGCTTAGGCTCTCTATGGTTAAGGCCCTGTCAAGGGATGATGTAGATACAGCAGTCGATATTGCTAAAGCACTAGCAGAGTTTGAGACACCCAAGCTAGGTCGTGTTGAACAAACCAACATCGAAGTTAAGGCAGAGGATATGTCGGATAAAGAAATCGAAGAGAAACTAACACTACTTATGGGGAGTAAGAAGTAATGCTATTCAAAGTATACGGGAAGAACAGTTGTAAGTACTGCACGTTAGCAATAGAGCACCTTGAGATGTTAGGTAAGGATTATGTTTATATGGTATTAGACGAAGACTACAATCTATCAGACTTCAAGAGTACCTTCCCTGGGGCTACTTCAGTCCCTCAGATAATGACAGTTAGTAATACTGAGGTGCACAACATAGGTGGTTACGATGAACTTAAAGAACTACTAAAAGGATAACCGTATGAGTATCAATGACGCAACACCAGATCAATGGGATTCAGTGTCTTCAGCTACTGGAGTACCTACCAGTGCTTCTACAGAAGAGATGCTTAATAAGTACCAGACTATGGCTGAAGAGGAAGCAGAAGGGTTGTGGACTAAGGTTAAAAAGAGAAGTGGGGAAAGAGGGGGTTTCTTAGGCCCAGCACTAGGGCTTCGTGTACCAATACCAAGAACCACACCCGAAGAACCAACCACTGAAGTAGATCCAGTGAACAACCCATCACACTACAACACTGGTGGTGTCGAGGCGATCCAAGCTATAGAAGCTAGTATGCCCACTGAGGCATTCCAGGGGTACCTCAAAGGCAACTGCATGAAGTACATCTGGCGCATGTCGTATAAGGGGAAAGCCAAGGAGGACACCCTCAAGGCTCAGTGGTACCTCAACAGGCTAATAGAGACACTCTGATGGATAAGTCAAGCCACAAGTACAAGGCCCAGTACGATAGGAACTTCAGGAAGAAGAGATGGGGGATGATCTTTGAGTACTTTGGTGGTAAGAGGTGCCAAGACTGTGGTGTTGCATCGGAGTACCCCATCTATGATCTACATCACAGAGATGCTTCAACTAAAGACTTCTCTATTGGTTCACTAATACGTAGAAGGTGGACAGTGTTAGTGCTCGAGGTAGCTAAGTGTGACCTCCTGTGCTCTAACTGTCACAGAATTAGACATGATATAGAAAGAAAACAACAACGAGAGTTATAAAAGTGAACTAAACCTAACCCAATCCCGGGCGGCACCCAAAGGAACTAACATGAAACTAGTATTTGATATAGAAAGTAACGGACTACTCGAGGAGATCACAACCATCTGGTGTATCGTCTGTCAAAACGTAGAGACTAAGGAAATCATCTCCTTCTCGGATCACGACAGTACATTACGCAGTATCCAAGAGGGCCTTAATTACCTTGAGGCCGCTGATGTCCTAATAGGTCACAACATAATCGGCTATGATATACCTGCAATAAAGATAGTCACAGGTCTTGATCTCTTAGATAAGAAATGTTACGACACCTTTGTCATGTCTCAAACGCTACGTTACAAACGTAACCACCTACACGGTCTGAAGGGGTGGGGTCAGAAACTAGGAGACAGTAAATTAGATTATAGTGATTGGACTCAATACACACCAGAGATGTTAACTTACTGTATTCAAGATGTAGAGCTGAACACGAAGGTATACGAAGAGTTAATGAAGGAGTTTAAACAGCTTCACTCAAAGTTTCCCTTGATTACTAAGGGTCTTAAAGTTGAGCATGATGTCTTCAAGTTCAACACAATGGTCAGGGAGCAGGGTTGGAACTTCGACAGTGAGAAGGGTAAGGTTAGTCTAGCGGCTATGAATGCAAGGGCTGAAGAGATAAAGGGATCTATTGAACCACACCTGGGGACACACACAGTGTTTATTGATAAAGAACCTAAGACCGCTAAGTTCAAGAAGAACGGAGAGTACACCGCAGTGACTGTACGTCTACTCTCAGAACACCTAGGGAGAGAAGTACTACCCACAGACACACACGTTATGCCTGCGGGGGCAACCTTTCAACGTAGTAAGTCAATTAAGACTAAGTTAGGTCAGACAGAGCTAGTCAAGGAGTGGTTACTAAACAGTAAAGGTTGGAAGCCCGATGAGTACACCCGCAAGAAGACCGCTTATGGTTGGTCTAACGGTGGTCCTAAGTTCACAGAGACTTCCCTAAGTAAACTAGGAGAAGTCGGTGTGATGATAGGTGAATACTACACACTACGTAATCGTATCAGTGTCATGGATAGTTGGTTTGAGAAGTTAAACAATGGTCGTATCCACGGTAATATGTGGACTATCGGTACTCCTTCTTTCAGGGCGAGACATGAGATCATCGTTAATCTACCGGGCATCCATGCATCCTGGGGTCGTGAGCTACGTGAGTGCTTCGCTGCTGATGATGGTGACCTGATTGTAGGTGCAGACTCAAGTGGTAACCAACTACGTGGCCTTTGTCACTATGTGGGGAACGAAGAGTTCACTGAGGAAGTTATATTTGGTGACCAACACCAACGTAATGCAGATGCATTGGGGTGCTCTCGTCCAGTGGCTAAGTCTTTCCTGTATGCCTACTTGTTTGGTGCAGGTGATTCTAAGTTAGGTCAAGTGTTGAGTGGCAAGAGTAACTCTGCGGTTGGTAAGAAGGCTCGTGCTGACTTCGCTAGTGCTATTCAAGGTCTAGTTCAGATCAAGAGGCAAGTTGAAGGTGAGTGGAACCGTAAGCAGAATACGCAAGGGAACGGTTGGATACATGGGCTAGACGGTAGACCTGTGTTCATCAGCTCTGAGCATCAGTGCCTCAACTACTTACTGCAATCAGCTGAGGGTATTACTTGTAAAGCAGCTGTGTCATATCAAATGCAAAAGATCAAGGAAGAAGGACTAAGGGCTAAACCCCGTATCTTCTACCACGATGAGTCTGCTTGGTCTGTACACCCTGATGATGCTGAGCGTGTTGGTCAGATACTAAAGGATAGTTTCAAAGAAGCACCTAAATGGTTTGGTGTAGAATGCATGGATGGTGGTGATGCAATGATCGGCACTTCCTATGCAGATGTTCACTAGAGGGCTAAATGATGGACAAGAAGATACAAATATTAATTGATGCTGATTCAATATACTTTAGGATAGCGATGGCTACCCAGAAAGAAAAAGATATGCGAGTAAACATACGTAAGACACTGCTGGGCATCGAGAACACTTGTACTATCTTTGACCCAGGGGATATGAGGATAGCCGTTAAGGGACATGGGAACTTCCGCACGTCAATCGCTGACAGCTATAAGGGTAACCGTAAGCGTGAGTTAGAACCCGGTGAGAAGAAAGCCTTGAAGTATGGTCATCAGCACTTGATTGATAAGTATGATGCTATTATGGCCCACGACATGGAGGCTGATGATTTGGTCTCCATTTGGGCCTGGGAGTGTATTCAGAGTAACCAACCTTACGTCATTGTGCATATAGATAAAGACCTAAACATGATCCCCGGTAATCATTATAACTTCGTAAAGAAAGAAGAGTACTACGTGGACTTTGAGAAAGGTCACTATAACTTTATGATGCAGATGCTAGTTGGTGATGCTACAGACAACATCCCTGGTATCAAAGGAATAGGTCCAAAGAAAGCTGAGAAGTTACTACTTAACTGTCCCTTCGACAGGCGTTGGCAAACTGTAAGTAACTGCTGGTCAGATAAGAAACAAATGCTTATCTCCGCTAGATTACTATGGATGGCTACAACCTTCGAGGAAGCTGAGAGTAACAACATGTTGATGCTAGATTACATAGAGGCTAAGTCAGTAGGAGACTTCTGGGCACGAGGCATACCACTGGAGGTTGAAGATGAAGAACATACACAGAGTGAAACCCCTGAGTGCGAACAAGATGTTTGCGAAGAGGGGGAGGGTGACTTACAAGACAGCAGCCTACAAGAAGTACCAGTGGTCAATCAGGTGCGAGATGGTGGGGGAGGTGTGGACATTCGGAACAAATCAAGTTGAGTTCACTGTAGAGGGAGGTCTTTCTAACAGGGGTGCTGATCTTGATAATATAATAAAACCCCTCTTGGATACCTACCAAGGTATCTTTGAGGAGTTCAATGACAACAAAGTGTACCACATAGAACTCACTAAGAAGATCGTTAAGAAAGGTGAAGAATATATCAGCGTACATATCACTAAAGCAGAGAAGAATATATGAGTGAGGTAAAGAACCAAGGGGAACGTAGAGAGCGTGAAACACATGGTAGTGTGATGAGAACACCTGATGGTACAGTCCTCTACTCTTCCCACCGACACGACTACAGTGAGCGTCGAGATGCTATAACTGGCAATATCTACATGCTAGATGGGGGTCCTGACTACACAAGGTGTTCTGCTAATGGTGATGAAGAGTTCCTATCTGTTATGTCAAGTGCAGATCATGTGTCCATAAGACATGCAGTCACATGGTCTACCCTGGGGAAGAGTGGCAAGCTACCTTACAAGTGTATCCCAATTGCCAGTATGGACACAGAGCACCTGCAAGCTTGTATGGAGACCCAAGCGTCAACCATGTCTCAGCTACATTATAAAGTAATGCAGAATGAATTGGAGTATCGAGATGGAAATTAAGATGCACACACTAATAGAGAATATAGTTAGAACAAGAGGAGATAGATAGTGAGGTTTAGTGTACAAACACTATTACGATACATAGTTAAACCAAGTATATCAATAAAACCCACAGTACAAACAAAGGATATAACATAATGGAGCAGTATCAACAATTCATCCACAAGAGCCGCTATGCACGTTGGATCCCTGAAGCTAAGCGTAGAGAAACATGGGTAGAGACAGTTAACCGTTACGTTGGTTTCTGGGAAGCACGAGGACAACTGGATAAAGAAACCAGTGCAAAGATGTTTGATGCCATCCATGACCTGAGGGTGATGCCTTCAATGCGTTGCATGATGACAGCAGGGACTGCCTTAGATAAGGATAATGTAGCTGGTTTCAACTGTAGTTACCTACACATTGATTCACCCCGTAGCTTTGATGAGTTGATGTATGTACTCATGTGTGGTACAGGTGTGGGCTTCAGTGTTGAACGTAACTTTATCAACAAACTACCCATCGTATCCGAAGAGTTCCACCCTACGGACACTGTGATTGTTGTAGCGGATAGTAAGATTGGTTGGGCATCATCATTCCGTGAGCTGATTGCCATGCTTTATGCTGGTAAGATCCCTAAGTGGGATGTAAGCAAAGTCCGTGGTGCTGGTGAACGCCTTAAGACATTCGGAGGTCGTGCATCAGGCCCTGACCCACTGGTGGATCTCTTCAACTTCTGTGTGCAACTCTTCCAGAAAGCTAAGGGACGTAAGTTGTCAAGCATTGAGTGTCATGATGTGTGCTGTAAGATTGCTGATATCGTAGTAGTTGGCGGTGTACGTAGGTCTGCACTGATAAGCCTCTCTAACCTCTCAGATCAACGTATGTCCAAGGCTAAGTCAGGGCAGTGGGGGTTAAGTGAGGGTCAACGGAGGTTAGCTAACAACAGCGTAGCGTACACTGAGAAGCCAGACTTCGAGGCATACCTCAATGAGATGAAGAACATGTACGAGTCTAAAGCTGGTGAGCGTGGTATCTTCAGTCGTGTTGCAGCTCAGAAGATTGCCGCACGTAATGGTCGGAGAGATGCTACATACGAGTTCGGTACCAACCCATGTAGTGAAATTATACTACGTAGTAATCAGTTCTGTAACCTTTCAGAAGTAGTGGTGCGTGCAGGGGATACCCTCGAGGATCTTAAAGAAAAGATAGAGATGGCTGCAATCATTGGGACACTCCAAGCTACATTGACTGACTTCCGTTACCTACGTAAGTGTTGGAAAACTAATACAGAAGAAGAAGCGTTACTTGGTGTGAGCCTAACAGGTATTATGGATCATTCAGTACTTAGTGCAAGGGGTGGTGTGGATGGTGAACTACAAAAGTGGCTTGAAACAATGCGAGACACTGCTGTTGAAGTTAACAAGAAGTGGGCTGCAAAGCTTGGTATCAAGCAGTCTGCTGCTGTTACAGCTGTTAAGCCAAGTGGTACTGTCTCTCAGCTTGTTGACTCTGCTTCTGGCATTCACCCTCGCTTTTCTAAGCACTACATTCGTCGTGTACGTTCAGACAAGAAAGACCCACTGGCAGCTTTCATGCAAGAGAAGGGATTCCCAGTAGAGCAAGACAACTCTAGTGAGTCAACACTGATCTTCAACTTCCCCATAAAGGCCCCCGAGGATAGCGTGACTGTCAAGGAAGTGGGTGCAATGGCCCAACTTGAACAATGGAAAGCCTACCAGAACTTCTATTGTGAACACAAGCCAAGCATCACTGTCTACTACACAGATGATGAGTTCCTACAGGTATGCCAATGGGTCTGGGATAACTTCGATATGTGCTCAGGGATCTCACTGCTGCCCGTTAGCGACCATGTGTACCAACAGGCACCCTATGAGGATATAACCCCTGAGAAGCACACCGAGTTGCTCAAGACTATGCCTACGGATATCGACTGGGCTGACCTGGGTGACTTCGAGATGGAAGACAACACTACAGGTTCCCAGGAGTTAGCCTGTGTTGGGGGTGCATGTGAAATTGTCTAGTATGGTTGATGGGATGAAGACCATTGTTTATGGTCCCGTGATGAAGGCAATGTCTGATGTTGTTGATGGCAGGTTGAAGCTATCGCAAGCCTGCCAGAAACACAGCGTAACTAAAGAAGAGATACTAGAGTTAATCTCTAAGTTCTCACACGAAGAGTAAACTAACGTAACCCCATGGGTGCTCCTGTGGGGTTTACATTATTAAAGGAAATACTTATGACAGCAACAACTAGCTACACACTTGATGAATTAGAAGCTAAGGTAGTAGAGTGGGGTTATCAGAAGGGCATCCTACCACAAGGTCAGGCATCCAAGCAGTTCAGTAAGACACTAGAAGAAGTCTCTGAGTTATGCTCAGCTATAGAAGATGATGATCACGATGAGATGGTAGATGCTATAGGTGATATCATAGTGACACTCATAATGCAAGCAAACATACAGGGTGTGGACCTCAAGGAGTGCTTGGGCTCAGCGTATGCTGTGATATCTAAGCGTACTGGTAAAATGGTTAACGGTATCTTCGTTAAGGACTAAAGGTTGAGCCACGCTATGCGTGTCTCTTTAAGAAGGTTTATTACAATGGGAAAGAAGATGCAAACTGAAGCGACTGTTCCTGAGTTTAAATACACTAAATCTACTCTAAAAGCAGAGAGACAGGAGAAGAGTGAGAGGAAAAAGAAAGGAAGAATATCTAAGGAAACAATCTACGAACGACGATGGAACTAACCAGAGGCTCCTATGCGACAATACAACAACTCACCTATGGTAGCCAAGCACCTCCCTTGTGGGGGGTGTGGGTCATCTGATGCTAAGTGCATTAGAGAGGATGGCTCAGGGTACTGCTTCAGCTGTGCCACTAACTTCAAAAGTACTACACCTAACCAAACACAGGACATCCAAGAGATGGCTTATCACAACCCAGTAAGCGTAGCAGAAATAGCAACATACTCATCGTACCCCTTGGCATCAAGAGGCATCAGCAAGGGAGTTATAGACCACTTCAACGTCAAGATGTCAGTAGATGAGGATGGTCGTCCTGAAGCACACTACTACCCGTACACTAAAGACAGTGCTGTCGTGGCTTACAAGGTCCGTACGTTACCTAAGACCTTCTTCGCAGTAGGTAACTCCAAGGACCTACAGCTATTTGGGCAAGCACAAGCAATTGCAGGGAAGATCCTAGTGATCACAGAGGGTGAGCTTGACGCTCTAGCTGTAGCTCAAGCTAACTTCGATAAATACAAGAAGTTCTACCCAGTGGTTTCTGTACCTCACGGTGCCGGTGCAATGGCTGCACTGCTCGCTAATCGTGATTTCATTCGTCAGTTTGAGAGTGTAGTCCTTATGTTTGATATGGATGAGCCAGGGCAGAGGGCAGCGCATGAAGCGTGTAATATAATCGGTGCGGGTAAGGTTAAGTTAGCTAAGACGAAAGAGAAGGACCCGTGTGCAGAGCTCCTAGCTCACGGACCGTCCAGTCTTGTAGAAGCTATCTGGAACGCACAGGCTTGGTCACCCGCTGGTATTGTCATGGGTGAGGAAGTGTGGGAGATGTACCAGAAACGTAAGAACATCACTAGTATCCCATACCCTGAATGTCTCAGTGGTTTAACTGATAAACTGGATGGTATCCGTCAGGGGGAGATCACTTTGTTTACCAGTGGCACTGGCTCAGGTAAGAGTACGGTTATCAAAGAGATCATCCTCAACCTGCTTGCAACCACTGATGAGAAAGTGGGTGTGATAGCACTAGAGGAGTCCGTTGGTGAGTCAGCAGAGAAGTTAATTGGTATGTACCTCTCAAAGCCATTACGTAAAGGACACACTGTGACACCTGAAGAAGAACGTAAAGGTTGGGAGCATTTGTTTGCAAATGAAAACTTGATAATGTTAGACCACCAAGGTTCTGTGGCTGATGAGTCTCTCGTGGACAAGATAGAGCATATGGCACTGATGGGCTGTAAGTACCTTATCCTTGACCACATCACTATCGCTGTGTCAGAAGGTAACTCAGGGTTGTCTGGTAATGAAGCTGTAGATAAGCTAATGTCAGACCTATTGAAGATGGTTAAGAAACATGATGTGTGGTTGGGCCTCGTTAGTCACCTCCGCAAGTCACAAGGAAAGGCTTTCGAGGAGGGCCTCATGCCCTCTATGGATGACATCAAAGGCTCAGGTAGTATTAAACAAATTAGCTTTGATATCATTGGCTTCACCAGAAACCTCGTAGCTGAGGAAGAAAGTGAGCGTAATGTTATACAACTGCGTGTCCTGAAGGCTCGATACACAGGGGACACAGGGGATGCAGGCTGTGCAAACTACGATAAGAACACTACTCGACTTACAAAAGGGGAGGTAGGGTTCTCAATGATCTAATAAACTAAGGTGATAAGATGGATTGGTCAGAGAATGTAGAGTTATACTTAAGATTAAAGCTTACGGGAAACCAAAGTAGGGCATCCCATGGAGCTAAGTTACTAGCCAAGCACCCGGAGTCTCACAAGAGGCTCCAAGAGTTTGTACTGGTAGCTCACTCTGTACTCACCAGGCAGGCTAAAGGTGTAAACGATAAGATACTTTGTAAACTAACAGTGACAAGCATCGCTATAGGTAAGAAGGTGCTGACTTCTCTAACCAACTCAAGGAGGCATAGTTGGAAAGATGAAGTGCGCCTTGGGGATATGTTCATTGAAGCATTCTACCGACTCGGGTACGTGGACCTCACTAAGTCAGTCTTCAAGTCAAGTAAACCTGTTGAGATAATAATACTCGACACATTCCCGACAGGAATACCAGAGGCTGTAGCTAAGATGTCTTTACATGGTGTCTGGAGTGAACGCCCTAGGCACATCAATAGGGTCGAGCAGATCATACAGTTTACAAGGGATAGTCCTAAGTTTGTCAAGGGGGTTGTCAAAAGGTGGGATGAGTTACTCGATGGACCCTTTAAGCCCCTACTAGCAACTGACGCTATTCAGGCAGTGGATAAGCTACAGCAGGTACCTTGGGTCATTAACAAGGACATACTGAAGGCTGTCAAGAGAAACCCACACAAGTTCTACAAGGAAAATGATAAGTCCCCTGAGAACTTGTCTAAGAAGATAGATTACATTTATACAATAACAAAAGCAACAGCACTATCACAGGTTGATCAGTTCTTCTATGCTCTGGATATTGACTACCGTGGTAGGGTGTATTACGTAGAGAGTTATATGAACTTCCAAGGTTCTGACCTAGCTAGGGGTCTCCTAAGCTTCTCTAATGCAAAGCTAGTAACACCTAGTGGGTTACGTTGGATTAAGATACATTGTGCCTCCTCGTACAACGAGAGCTACCTTAAGGGTGACATACCCACTTGGTGTACTTCTGACTACAAGACACACTTAGATACTGAGGGACTGGATGATATCTCTGTAGACAAGATGACACTAAGGGATAGGGAGTTATGGGTTGATAATAACTATGCTAAAGTCTACCTGACTGCAATGAAGGGACACTTGTACAACTGTGAGAAACCTGTAGCGTTCCTGGCGAGTTGTATTGAACTCTTTAACTACAAGGAGAGTGATGGTCACTACTACTCTAACCTACCCATACCAGTAGACGGTAGTAATAATGGATGGCAACACCTGGGCGCTATCTCTAAGGATGAGCAGACAGCGGGTCTCGTTGGTCTGGTTCCCGTGGATATCCAGAATGACTTCTATGTGCAGACAGCTAAGATGTTAATATCCATAACAAAGGATGAAACCCGTAGGAACATACTGGATCTTATGCCTATGAAGAAGATCAGGAAGGGTGTTAGCAAGAGGGGCAGCATGACAAGGGCGTACTCAGCAGGTGCCCAGAAGATCTCTGAGAATATGTTCCAAGATTGCATTAAGTATGATTACTGTGTTGAGTATGGGATAACAGAGGATGTCTGTAAGGGTCTTGCAAGGGATCTGGTTAAGGCTATAAAGTTAGTTTGCCCTGGGCCCTTGAAGACTATGAAGTTCTTACAGCAACTAGCTACGAATAGGTTAGATCAGGGCTATGGTTACCTCACATGGACATCCCCATCAGGGTTCCCTGTGATCTACACCTGCAACCACCAACGCTCAGAGAAGCAAAGGGGTACCATCAGTGGGCTTGGTCAGATCAATCACGTAGCTAAGGTGGATACCTTTGTGGCTGACCGTAGGGGTTTCATGTGTGGTATCTCACCTAACTTCATTCACTCACAGGATGCAGCCCACTTGAGTCTAGTTATACAACAGTTCGATGGTGACTTTGGGGCAGTGCACGATAGCTTCAGTACCCATGCATCAGATGTAGAAGAGTTACTTACAATAACTAAGAGTGTCTTCATAGGTATGTACAACGAAGATAATTATTTTAATAACATTCAAGCTAGAATAGAGGCCACGGCTATCCAGCCAGAGCTAGGTAGTTTGAACATAGAAGATGTGGGGAAGTCAGATTACTTCTTTGCATAAGGAGAGTTACATGGTTAAGAATACAAGCTTTAATGTGATGGCACTACAAGGTGCAGATATTGATGATATGGAATATATTGAGGAGTTCAACCTAGACCCTAAGTTAGCGTACACCCCAGGCATTAATGATGCAATGCTTTCCTTGGTTCGCGATGATAACTTGACCTTCTTTAGGTCAGAAGGTGACACTGAAAAAGAAGCACTACGTAAGGCAAATGAATACCACAGCTCAGCTAAGTCTAGTATCAAACAATTACTGAACAAGATCACACACTGACATAAACTTTAAACAACACAAAAGAGGTTAGCCATGAGTCAAGTGAACCTAATAGCACTATCTAAACCCTCAGCCATTACTGGTTGTAACACCGCTAATGAGCTGATAGCCTACACAGCAAGGGTGAGCAACCCAACTAACCAGGGTAACCTTGAGACAGCACCTAAGCTTGTGCGGTACCTCATCAAGGAGAACCACTGGTCACCCTTTGAGATGGTACACATGACCCTTGAGATTAAGACCACTCGTGACATTGCACGACAGATACTACGTCATAGGTCCTTTGCCTTCCAAGAGTTCAGCCAGAGGTACGCTGTGAGTGAAGACTTTGAACTACGGGATTGTCGTTTGCAAGACTCTACCAACCGTCAGAACTCTGTAGATACCGATGATCGGGAACTGAGCGAAGCTTGGCGTATGAAGCAAGCTGACCTGCTGCGTGAAACTAAGAAGGTTTATCAGTGGGCTTTGGATAAAGGGATTGCCAAGGAACAGGCTAGGTCAGTACTCCCAGAAGGTAACACTCAATCTACCCTGTATATGTCAGGGTCTCTTCGATCTTGGATACACTACTGTCAACTAAGGATGGAGGGTGGTACTCAGAGAGAGCACAGAGAGGTGGCTACGCTGTGCTGGAAGATTATTGAAGGTCACTTCCCAGATGTAGTAGTGGGCTTAGAGAAATAAAAGAAGGGAACCTAGGGCATTACGCCTTGGGTTCCCCTATTTTATGTATCAGATGTGATATATTACCCACACATTAGTGTCGTTTAGTATCATTAATGAGCGTAGTATTGGTACACATTACGTATGCTCTCCCTTATCTTAGCTTGACCAGCCTTAGCATTCTTCTTGATCTTACTGAGGACTTGCTTGGTGTCTAGGTAGTCACTTAATAGCTTGTTAAAGTGCTGCACCTGTTTAGCTGTCGCTGTCTTTGATCCAAACTCAAACCCAACATCATCAGCCATTCTCTTCTTTATGAGAAAAGCCATCCTTTCGGCTTTCTGTTCTACATACTCAGTCTCACTATCCCTGCCGGGATCTGCAGCTTCTGCTAACATATACGCAAGGTTCTCTGGGACGAAGAAGGGAACATGATCTCTTCCCTTAAAGGAACCCCTATCTACAACCTCCGTCAAGTAGCCCATCATCTGAGACTCCCCATTGACTTCAAGGGACACCTTTGTATCTGGTGACACCCTAGATAGCTTCCTCTTAAGAGCAACTTCTGCTCTCTTTCTTGCATCTTCATACTCCCCAAAAACATCCCAATCCATAGTAGCTTTTATCCAGTTCTTATTAGACTCCTTGACAATGACATCAAATCCATTAGCATCCATCTTAAGCGCATCGTAGATTGGAAATGCGTGAGGGTTCCCGTTGCTCGCAGATATCTGCCTAGCCATAGACTCCCCAGTGTGCGTTAGCGCAATAACAGCAGCGTCTGTTGACTGGGGTGGTGACACTATAGATGAGTTAACTGCCTTCATACCCACTTTGATTTCATCACCCCCAGGCTTCTCTATGATTGTAGCCGAAGCAGCAGTCCTCCTATCAGCACTATAGGATTGTGCCTGCCTCTGCATTCGATCACCCGCAGCGTTAGACATAGAGTACTTGATAGGTTCATTAGCTTTTGTAACAAAGCCACCCATCTGTAAGACCATCCCAGCAGGGCCCATTATCTCTAATGGTATATCAGCTAGTGCACTCAGGTATGCTACAGCTTTCATGGTAGCCCGAGCCAGCATAGCCTCATAGGAAACCACCTGTTTCAAGCCAGTGATGTAAGGTTCTAGTAAGATCGCACCTACATTATCAGGGTTAGATGACGATCTCATCAATGACTCATAGGCATCCTTGAAACCAACAAGGTCCCTGCCCTCAAGTGCAGCCTCTCTCCTCTCTGGTTCCAGTGTTGCCTCTGCGTCTTTAGCCTCTTCATACAAGACCGCTAGAAACTCATTGAGGTTCTTCTTGATACTCTGAAGTGCACGACCGTAGCCGAAGGTCATTGTTGTGTACTTATTAAGAGCTTTCTCAGAGAATAGCCTACTCGCCACTGCTGTAAGAGCTGCGGGGGCATCTAAGTAGTCACCGTACTCCAACCCCACAGTGTTAATATTACCTACTAATGTGTCCTTGAGTTTGTCACGTATGTCGCCATTGTCTAGTAGCTTCTTATTACCAACCCTCAGTACTCCTGTCAAGAATGACAGGGCGTAATCTCCAATCATCATACCAAAGGCTGCTAGACCGTTGGTTTTACCATCAGCGTAAGCATTAAACTGTGAAGCATGGGGTTTCTTGTTGACGATAACATTATCATAGTACTTGACAAAATCCATGAGGCCATCCATGTACAACAGACCATCGTCACCTGAATTATCTATCATCTCAAGTAGTTCTGCATCCTCCTTCGGATCAAGTCCAAGTTCATTGAACTGTGGGAACTCTGGTGTCTTAAGTCCAACCTTGTTCTCGACAGCCTCATGTATTGCATCAGTTTGTACCACAGACATGGTACCATCGAGGGTACTTTGTAATCGCCTACCCCACCTGACCAACTGAGGGGTCGCTAGGGTCAATGCCTTGTCACGCTCAACGGGCAGCATCATGTCACCATCCTTTACTAAGTGCATTGCGTACATCTCACGTAAGTTGGCTTCTTGTCGAGAGTTAGGCCTAACCATAACAGGTACAGGATTACCCAGTGCAAACCTAACCAGCTTAGAGCTTGTGGGATCTAGCCCTGACTGTTCTACAAAGACCCTGCCAGTAGCACTTTGCATAGCCCATGTCAAGTAATTAACACCCTTCCTGTTCTGAGCAAGTGCATGGTAGTACTGCGCTATACTATTACGTAACTCAGACATTGCTTTCTCTGCATCATAGGGTTTATTCAGGGTAGCTGTCTTCTCCTTCGCTCTAAATGCAGCCATCTTCCTTGGGCCAAACCCTAGTATATTAGCGTACACTTCCTGCTGTGGGGTAAGGGCAGCACCTGCCTGGTATGCTGCAAGGGTTGGTAGTATGATTGAGGTTACCAACCTAAGTCTCGCAGGGATAACTGCGTGTGCTATTTGACTCAAGTTGAACATAGCTTGCTTGATGAGACCATCCCCTTTTACCTTCTTAATGGGCTTTATGAAGAAGCGGGACATCGGGGTTTTTCCCACGCCCTCTCGGACTGGGGGTGTCTTGTAGGGCTCCACCGCAGGTTTGTAGAAGATCCTCTTCCTTAGTGCCTTACCCGCCCCTAGTTGGGTAATACCCAGTGGTGTTAAGCTAAACTTAACTTCACCTGTCTTACCTTTAGGTGACACCCGCCTCATCAGCTCAGCGCCTTCCACTCCCTTATTGACATTGTAGTACAGCTCTAGGAATGCATCACCAAGCACCGTTGCTTGCTCATCACTTATACTTGTAACACTATCTGGACCACCCGTTAGTAGCTTCCATTCCCTGTTAATATTATTACCAAGATCCTTGTTCATAGCACTCTTGACATAAGGCTTCTCAAAGGGACCTGCTTGATCTAAGAGACCGTCACCTGAGAAGATACGACCTTGCTCATCCTCCACAGCATCTACGCTGTCTAGTCTGTTTAGGAGAGTGTCCTCAGCAACAGCAGCTCCTATTGCAATGTAATCAGGGTTGTAACCCACGCCCCAGTCAGGGTTACTGGCATCAAAGGCTTGGTGATCATTAGAGATCACAGAGGTCAGGGTGGAGAAACCACGATCCCCTTGGACACGCTTACCCTCCATTGTTTGCCTTTCAATACCGAACTTATAATCACCAACGTGGACAGCTGAGGTAGTGGCTTTAGTCCTAAGCGCAAAACCACCATCACGTTCCCCGTCTGATTCAAACGCATTACTGATGTCCCAACCACCATATGATAGACGGGAGTCTTTCTCAGGGTAGTATAGGTTTTGCCTATCAACATCTGATTCACTCGCGTCTACCTTCTCTTCCGCAGTCATCCTCCCTTGAGCTAAAGCTTGCTGCTCTTGCTGATAGGCTAATGTATCCTCAACAGGTGCACCCCTAAACACTTGAGGGGCATCTGCTGTTACGCCTTGGATAGGTACATTAGTTGGTTGCAGTATGCTCTCTGAGAGAGAGTCTGAGGGTGTGTCCAAAAGGGTACTGAGGTCCATGCCTTCTTGATGGTCTGAAACCTGTCCCGGTTTTGTTGTTATGTTTACTCTAGCCATACTGTTCTCCTATATCTCCCAGTCATTTTTATCCTTACCAGTTATCGCATCCCTAACTTTATGTCGGAGTGCAGTGAACGGACCTATTGGTGTACCTTTGAGTAACTTGTTCACACCCATCTCTGTATCTTGTTGCATCGAGTCAGTGACACCACCCGCTAAGCTTACTATGGCACTCAGTGCAGGCGCTTGCCCTACGACTTCACCCGCAGCCCACTCACCCACATTGTCAGTTCTGCTTTGATAGATTGGGAAGACTGTATTGATTACGCGCTCCCCTGTCCCCAAGAGACCTGATGAGTTGATAGCCCTCCTGCCCTTCCCGAAGTCATCGAGGTAAGGGTTCTCACCACCAAACTTCAAGCGATCCTTAAGCTCTTGAGATGCAAACCCCATGGCAACCATGAGTACCATCATAGAAAAAGCTTGATATGTCATCTCTGGGCTACCTCGTTTAACGTACTCACCCCATAGCTTGGGGATGAATGTGGATTGAAACACTGAGATAAAACCTTGGAACTGTGTGAATAAAGCAAAGCGTGGATCTTGGTAGATCAATGGGCGGTTAGCTGCACCGGGCATCATAATAGCATCGTTAATAAAGTTTGTAGTAGCTACTTGCGTTAACTCTTTTAACCGAGCCATATCTACTTCAGTAGCTGTATTGCTTTCCACTTTAATACCAAGTATAGTCAACTCATTGATCCTACCAGTGTCTAATCCAAGGTTACGAAGGTGCTCGTATGCTTCTTCAACAGCATTAGTCAAGGGGTAGCCTTCAGGGTGACCACTGATTGTCTCCAAGTGATTGAACATGTAGTCCCAGGCGATACCTGCACGTACAGCACGAGTCATTTGTGTAAACCCTTGCAATCCATTCCACTTAAAGAACACTGAGAGTAAGCTCTGGCGTAGTGCGTTAGTCTCAGTAACACCTGTCTTAGACGCTGCACCAACTTGGTTGTCAAAGTAACCCAGATCACGTAGTTGTTTCATAGCCGCTGACTCTTTATTGGAGAAGTGCTTCCTTGTAACGACAGATGACAACTCACCCCCGGCATTGTAGAACATGTTGCCAATCTCTTCACCCATGGCCTTAACGCCACCCTTCCCAAAGATCTGTTCATTAGAAAGACTCTTCATGGTTAACGATAGCTCCACAAGAGAGCTGACAGTAGCAAGTGGAAGGCCCACGAATACCATGTAAGTTATGAAGTTCTTCTGTATCCTTTGGATAGACTTACCAAACTCAGAAGTAGCCCTCTTGTAGTTACCAGATTCAGCATCGAGGTAATCCCTCATCTGCCTACCTAGTTTATCAACAGCTTCTTGAGAAACACCCTGAGCCTTAGCCTCTTCAAGTAATTGATTAATAACACTACCATTGACACCAACATACCTCTGGTATCCTTGGTACCTCGCAGCGGACTTAGCAGCATAATCTACGTTAGTAAAGAAATCTCTCTCCATGAAGTCAGCAAACTTTTCATTCTGAGCAAGACCTAAACTACGTGATCTGTGAGAGCCCGGTGTGGGTGTGCCCTTAGTTACAGAAAATGCACCATCACCTTCGAGTAGTCCATCAATATCAGCCTTCAAGGGATTCTCTAAGATATTCTCTACAATGTCGTTAGCAGCTCTATCAGAGAGTCTGTACTGGCTCTTAAGTAATGTTTTAAACTTAACCTGCTCTCTTGCAACAGCTGCTTTGTCTAAAGTCTTAAAAGTAGAAAGATAGTTCTTGACTTTACCCAACTCACCCCCAGCTTCCTTGTAGTACTTATTCTGATCAGCCCACATGGTTTGTGCAGTCTTCTCAGCATCCTCAAGTACCTTCTTGTAGTCCTGAGCAAGGTTAGGGTCTACCTCAGCACCCTTACGTCTTGCATTTATCTTATTGATAGCTTGGGGGATCTTACTGTAATCTGGATTACCCTCCTTATCAACAGCAGCTTGCCCTATCTCATAAATCTCATCACTAATACGTCTTCTATCCTTGTCAGTGACCCTCTTCCCATAATTCAACTTAGCGTAGATCTCAGTTGAATCACCCACCATGTTCTCATACTTAGCTGCAAGATTCCCCTTGAACTCCTCGAAAGTAGCACCTGAGAATGTCTTCTGTAGTTCACCACCAAACATACCTGATAGTTTCCTAACAGCTCTTGATTGTGACTTCAAGTTTTCTGTAAAGGCATTACGAGTTGAGCCCCTCCAAAGTCCAGGGATCTCCGAGACACCCTTCCATAGCAGGTCACTTAAGTTCTTAGCCTCTGCCTTAAGATCTCCTCGAGCACCTTTGTCTCTAAAGCTGTCAGTCTTGTTAGTCTGAGACTTTGAGTTAGCTCTAGCTTCATCAGCATTCTCTTCATTACTAGCGATCTTGCCATACTTAGCTAGCTCCTCTTGTGCACGAGTGCCTGAGTCAGATGTACCTGAACCATCTGCTGTACTACCTTCCCATACAGCTTGCTCTGTCTTGGCTTGATCCCACAGACCACCAGCACCACTGAAGGCACCACCGATAGAGCCACCAGCTACGGCAGCTGAGATCATCCTCTCAGACGCATCAGTGAAGTCAAAGCTATCATCCTTCAGGTGAGCAGCAGTGTACCCTATGAGTTCCTGTGTTGCCTCTGTGACTGATTCACTTGCTGCACCAATACCAGCGCCCTTCAGCATCTCACCTATGCGCTCACGGCTTCTTATTTGCTTCTTTACGATGTCAGCCATTTCCGTAGAGACCTTAGCTAGTTGTTGCTTAGTCATACGAGCAGCTGCCTCTTCAGTAATACCCAACCCCTTAAGCTCATCAGAACCTGCTTTGAGTATCTCCTTAGGTGTTCCCATCTTACCAAAAGTCTTTAACAGAACCCTACCACCAAAGACATCTATAGCGCCCTGCATAACACCACCAGTTAACGCTAGTGCAGCTGATTTGGCACCATCCGCTTGCTCATTCCAAATAGCTCCAGTGTAAAGGGAAGCTGGCACTGACAAGGATGCACCCAGGGTAGGTCCCGCAGCTGCAATAGAAGCCATTGTGGTTGCCATGTATGGTAGTGACATAGCTATATTATTACCTACATACTCAAAAGCATCTCCTGCATTCTCAACTTCCTTATAGTCAAGTAGTACTTTAGCGCGTCGAGACATCTCATCACCTGCGCGGTACACACCAGACTCAGCCCAGTTCTCAAAAGAAGCATCACCTATGGAGTTACCTATTAAAGAAGCGAAACCGTAACCAGCCTCTTTGACACCTACTAATGCGGAACCGAGGGAGCTGCTGAAAGGACTGTATGCCTTGTTCATGATGTTCCTGTCATTACTCCTGTACTTCACGATGTCTGAGAGGTAAGCATCCGGGTTCCTCGCGTACTCTGCCTCGTTGATAGCCATTTCTTTGAACACCATAGGGTCATAACCCTCTGATACCATAGCCTGGTTTATCTCTGATGCAAGAGCATCGTATTTATCTTGGTTAGGGTCAGAGTACGATGAAGACTTGATGAACTTACCAAACGCTACAGACTCTAGTTGGTCTGCTGTAACACCCCCAACAGGTTGGAAGACATCGGCTATCATCATTTGCTCGCCAACATCCCTACCTTGAGAGTCCACTACCCGACCCGTCTTGCGATCATGCGCTGCATTAACATCCATGTCTCGAATGTAGAAGGGTCCATTTTCCTTCATGAATTTACTAAATGCCTTTAGTGACCCAGTACCTCCTGCGGTTCCCGGTTTGTATGTAGCTCCCCCTGTTTTATCTCTAAACATCTTACTCACTTCAGGTGCATCGAACCCTTGGACCCTATAACGGTTACCATCAGCTCCCTCAAATGTATCAACATCAAACATTTTAGTGATTGGTATTAAACCTTGTGGGTTTTCTGATTGTTCAGATGCGTTAACCACTGAGGGATCAACCCCAGTGGTTATTGCAGAAGGAGTGTCAAGCAGTTTACTTAAGTCCATACTTGTACCTCAATTTGTTTTATTGTCCGTTAAGTTGTCTCCATGCAGGAACCCAATTGTCTCGATCAGCTATGTAGCCGTTTTGCTTAAGGTACTCTAAATAACCAGATGTTCCACCCCCAGCATCCTTTACATACCGCTTTCGCTCATCAGGTGTACGAGACATGTACCCGTGTTGGTACATTGTCTTTAACATTTGACCTCTTAGCCCAGGTTCTTGAGGAAGTCCATTCATTAAATCCAGAACTTCACCTACAACAGTGGGTTCAACAGGCTTCCCATTTGGTTTAAGAAACATATCCCCTTCCATCTGCTTAGCAATGCCTTCTTGTAAAGCCAAATTAGTTAGGTCTCTATCAGACATCTCTTTGTTTTTAGGGTTATTTCTGGTCTCTATGATTGAACTGAACACATAGTCAGAGAGTTCATTAACCTTAGAGGTGTTAAAGCCATTTTGAATTGCGTACATAGACATTGCTTGAGAGACTTGTGGTATGTTGAAAACACCCGCACCCTCACCCTTTATCATATCATTATCTAACTCAAACTTACGTAACTTAGACTCCATGATAGGTTTAATCTGTTTTTGATTATACTCATCCCTTTCCTTATACTCACTAGCCTTAAGGAATCTCTTAGTATCAACAGGTTGATCATCAGGGCCAAGTAGAACCTCCCTACCCCTTTCATCTTTATTCACACGAAGAGTAACCTCAGCACCAGTCTTAGGGTCAGTCCAGTACTCAACTTTGTTTTCATCAGTCATTGTCCTGATAAGTGTAAGATCACCAAGATCACCAGTGTCCTTGTATAACTTAATACTCTCAGGTGTGTACGTGCCGAACGCCTTGTTAGCAACAGCTATTTTGTTCTCGACACCATTGCCGTATCTCCTAGTTACAAACCCAAGTGAACCGTCATGGTCGTAGCCAAGTGCTCGTGAACCGAGGTAGATAGTAGCAGCTTCAGATAGAGCACCCTTGTCGAGCACTGTGCCTAGCCCTTCCGCAAAGAAGTCCTTGACCTTACCCCATGCAGGGGGTTTAGGTACTGCCCTTCCATCTTGACTCGGTGCTGGTTCTTCTGACCTAGCAGTGTTACCCGCAGCTAGGAGTTCACTGAAGTCTGACTCATCGGGTTCAGTTCTGGGGCTGGGAGGGGTGTCTAAGGTTGTTGCCATCAGTTCTTCAGCTTCCTCTGTGAAACCCTGCTCAGCCATTCTCCCTGCCCTATCAATAGCCCCCAAGCGAGCTACCTCAGCATCCTCTCTGCTTAACTCAGAAGCTCTCTCATCTCTACTTGTGATTGTATTAGCTATCCCCTCAAGCACTGTAAGATGCGCCCTAGCATACTCTGGACTAAGTGTGCCTTCTTTCATCCCACTCATGAGTTTCTCTCTCTCAGACTCGTTGTAAGCCAACGCTTTATCTGTCGAACGTGCTGCCACAATATCTGATCTGTCCTCGAGGTATTTATAAACATCAGTGCCCTTGAGGTAATCAATAGCAGAACTAAAAGGGGATTGTTGGGTCTTCGGTGACATACTTGCTCGTATTCCAGAAAGACTGTAGACATCTTCAGGGGAAGCACCTGCCTTCAAGGCAGCTATTGCTGCATCCTCCACAGGGTTAACTAAGGCACCCTGACCCCAACGATCCCCTTTGTAGTCGTAAGGGGGTTCAATAGCACCACCTTCAGCCTTATACTCAGGGACACTACCACCTTGCTCGCGTTGCACCTCCCTACCTGCGTTATTCATCTCTTCTATCTGAGGCTCAAACATTCTCGTAGCCTCTGCATTCATTACAAACTCACCCGGGGTTAACCAAGCGGGTACCGTGTCGGTGCCCTTGGGACCTCCGGGGTGTTCCTGAGGTATACCTTGCACAGGTGGTACACCTAAACCGCCCAGGAATTGCTCAACGAGATGGGCAGCTGGGCCACCCTCTCCGAACTCAACAGACACTTGAGCACCATGTCTATCTTTGTGCATAATCTTCTTAATACTCATCTGTATCTCCTAGGTCACTTGCCACCGCTGGGTAAGCCGAAGTTGGGTAAGGCAGTGCCACCATAGGGCACTGGGGAATAGGGGCTATCTCTTGGGATTTCCCTTGGGTTCTCTGGTTGCACAACCCCTGGCTGTACTGTCTCAAAGGGTGTCTTACCTGCTTGGTACCTAAAGCCCTGTGTTTTAACTTCAGGCTGCCCCACGGACCCTTGTTGAGGCTGAGGTACTGCTGCTTGTTGAACCTGGGGTACCCCTTCTTGTTGAGCTATAGGTGCGTTATTGAAAGTACCAGAGGTTGGGTCAAACTGAGTCCAGTCAATGTTGTTCAAAGCACTAAAGTCCACGGCACCACCACTGGCTTTGTACTGGGGTTTAATAGTGTCAAAGTAACCAGCTATTGGATCTTCTTTCATAGTAGTCTCCTATTCACAATTACAGTTCACCATTGGACCACAGTTACAACCTTTACCAGCGTAACCACCCTTGTTAGAATACATGCTTCCATCATCAATGTACCCACCACCAGCTCTAAATAAACTTTCTTTAATCTGACCAAAACCACCTGCAAGTTTGTTGATGCCAAGTTCGGCAACATTACTGGGGTTCTCAATGAAACCACCTGAGCTCTCTTTTGCCATGTTTGATAAAGGAAATGGGGAAAGGGCTGATCTGAGTGAATTAGGTTCAGCGGCCTCACCAATCGGAGGTGCTGCCATGTTAGCCAGACCTGTAGTCGCTTGTTGAGAAAGAGCACTAGTGGTACCAGCCGCAGCTGCATCTGTAGCACCTGACATAGCTGCTTGTGTCGCAGTTGCCTTAGCCCCCTCTGTTGCTACACTAGCTGCGCCGGGCACTGGAACACCAGCTGTTGCTACGTCAAGGGCCACCCCCTGTGGGGTCACCCCTGAGAGGTCCCCCTTACCACCCAGGCTAGAACCCACAGATGCTCCAACTGCCATCCCCAAAGGACCTAGTGGTGCCAGTAATGCACTCCCAATGATGCCTCCGAGCATACCCATCCCAGCGTTACCACCCTTGGAGGGTGGCTTATTGAGATGCTGCAAGGGTGATCCCTTATACTTATCCATTGTTTGCATCACTTACCTCCTGATCTAGGTGCTGTGGTGGTTGTAGTTTGTGCTTGTGGTGCTGCACCAAGGAAGTTGAAGTACCTTTCAGCACCCCTGGCTTGAGAGTCTAAACCCTCTTGGTCTAATGACCTAGCACCTTCAACAGTCTTACCATACTCTTGACCAGCCTTTAACTTAGCTTCAAGGTCAGCCTGTTGCAGCTGCATAGCTCTATCAACCATTCCAGCTTCACGACCACGGTCTGCTCTTGCAGAACCTAGTGCACCCTGTTGATTAGAAAGCATAGCACCTTCAGTGTTACGTAGCTGGTTAAGGATGTTTTCAGTACCCAGACCACCTTGCATTGCGTTTTGAGCAATACGTCCCTGAGCCAGTAGTGCTTTGCGTACCTCATCACTATCAGCGACACGACCTAGTGCACCCTCACGGTACAACCTACCAACGTCTTGGAGGACGGGGAGGGTTGCCCTTTTAATATCGGGATCTATCTCTTGTATAGTTCTTGTAGTTTCAGTCCTAGCCATTTTATATAACTCCTCTGACACCACTTAAGGGGGTGCAGTTGTATTGTTTCTGTAAGAACGCCACATAGTCCGCAGCCATCCCAGTAGAGTGGATTGTATCAGCTCTCCAGTCGGCACCACCATGTGCCTTTACGTGTTCGATCATGTAGTCAAAGCAAGATTTCACTGTTAGTGCATTTCTCGATTTACCCACCGAGTAGTCAACGATCATCTCTTTCACATCCATGACAGGGTTACCACAGTACTGTTCAATATATGTGCTGCACAACATAAACCCTATCATGTTATCACTCTCACCTACGAACTTAATCGCTAGGTAGTTTGGATCACCTCCTTTAGTTTTGGATAATAACTCTAAGAAACCAGAAGTCCAGTGTGCCTCGTCTTTATGGTTGTACGCAGCGTAAGTGTCCCCCTCGTAGGAGGCGCGGACAAGTGTCATAGCATCGTAGACATCGTTTGAGCCCATTAGTTTAATCATCTTGTCCTCTCCTGTTTATTGGGGTTTAGTTGGCCATGTTATCTCATCTAGTGAGGTTGCCCACTTATACATCTCCGGTATGTCTCGCAGTGCCTGCCTGTATGTCACCCACTCTGCTTTCACTGTGGTGGTTAACGGGCTGTCTGGGAGCTGCGTCCAATCTGATCCTGATACTTCAATATCCCTAAGCCCTCTGACTTGCGACCAAAACCGATTAGATGAAAAAGACCACTTGTTATCAACCCAATCATGCCAACCATTTGAGCAAGCATCTCTAATCTCCCAACCACCGTCCCAATACCAAGTGTTTAACACAACCTGATCGTCGGAGGTGTGGGGGATATGCCTAGCAACACAGCCGTTGTAAGTTTTTCCATCTTCATACATATCATCAACAGCAGGGCTAATAGTGTACGCCACTTCGCCGTTAGTTTTTACCATTGCTACTTTTATCATGTAAAAGTTCCTATTAAATTTGTTCTAAATCCACCGCCATAAGAAACCCCATAAGATCCAACTATTGCAATTACTGCATTTTGTGCGCGGATAGTTCTATTCGTATAATCCCACCGTGAATGCAGCGCCCAAACCGCTGAAGTCTGGGAGCCAATAGTTTGTCTTCCCACAAAACTTTTCCCGCTCATAATAGAATAAACTCCCGCCATGCTTGTTAATGAAAATATAGTTCCAGTTGCGCCAACGCTTGTAAAGTCATCAAATGCTACTTGCTGGCACCTAAAATTTCCATTGTTAGAGCTAAACGCTTGATCTCCGTTTGTTTTATTTACCTCTAAGCCATAATCTCCGCTATTGTTAGCAGGCATATCTGAAGACTTAATGGCAATTACCCAATCAACAGATATGTTGCTTGTTGCTAGATAATCTAAGCCAAAAACAAAAGATGCATATGTTGTAACATTAGTAAACTCTGAAAACCATACTAAATGGTCACCTGATTCAGTAGACGGTTTTGCAAAAATAACGTAGCTTGACGGAGTGTTGGCGGGGAATGCAACAGGATAATAGGTGTTTGTGGTTCCTGCTGTAGCCGTCCCACTTGCAAACACAGAAAGATTATCGTATGTGCCATCTATCTGCGTAAACCCGCTAGAGTTTATGCTACTAATTCCGTAACTCATATTCTAAATACCTGCACTTTATAATCATGGCTGTTATATTGATCGGAATTTGAAATAACAAACTGACCAGAACCCATAGAAACAGAAACGTAAAAATTTGAATAAGCTAACTCGTTTAAGCCCCAAGTTCCATCGGTTGCCATGCCAGAAACTGTAACTGTAACACTAGAGCCAGCGCCAACAGAGCCAGTAAAAAAGCCTACATACCTGCATTCTCTATCAGAAGTATCTAGCCTGACGTTGCCGCTAGAATCCCAGATCTGAAGTCCGTAAGCCATTACGTCAAATCCCCTAACTTAACTCTAAGAATGTTACTTGAGTCGTAGACTTTTAGTACGGATGAAGTTATTTCCATGCGCTCGCCAGAGGTTGCGCTTTTAATGTTTAACCCACTTGCACCAGCAGTCCCGGCGATGTTCACTTGCGCCACATCTATTGTACCTGTCTTCAACAGACCACCATCAATTGTAGTGATCTGAGAGCCAACGGGGTTTGCTAATTCATTATTTAAGTTCGTAAACGTAACCAAACCATCAAACGAGAATGAAGAGAACGTATTTGAGAACACGATAGTTTGTGTGCCGCCCGGATCAGCTTCAGTCACATAGTAGCTACAAGCCCAGTAGTCTGCATCACCCCCTGTGACAGCTGGGGGTGTGCGGGACCAGTTGGCTGTCAGTCCTGAGAAAGAACCACTAGTGAGATCATATGAGGTTGCTGTTGGTGTTGCAGGGGCACTTGTGGCTGAGAGGGCGTAGTATATGTAACCAGAAGCGTTACGTGTGCCAGTGGCACCATCAGATGCCAACATAGCAGCATACCATTCAGAGGCTAGTACAGTGCCTGTGCTTGCCCTACTACTGACGACAGCTGAGGCCCTCCAAAGAACATCACCAGTCCCAACAGCATCTAAGTTAGTCCAACCATCGTTAGTTACAGTCCTTGAGTATGTGGAGGTTTCAAAAGTATACGTTAACGTACCCTGTGGTGTTGTTGGTGTTGACCCCGTGTTCCTGTAATACAAGTTAACAGTGGCTGTGTTAAAACCATCAACAGCTTCTGTATTGTTAGATATCAATATTGGAGCAGACCAACTGTCAAAGGCGATGGTGTCTACGTCACCCCTGTCAGCAATGTTCACTTGGATAGAGTATAAGTAAGCACCATCTGCTAACAGGGGGGTCATCCTATGCCAACCATCAAAGTCTGTAACAGATCCCGTAGATGAATTGGTTAGTGTTGTTGTGGAGTACTTATAAGTAGACTCCACAGTGATCTCTTGAGCAAAGGGCATTGTATCAGCCGACCATCTTTTATAAAGGACTAAAGTGACAGCGTTGACTGCCGTATCTCCAGAACCTGGAAGTCCAGTCGTACTTTCCGATGAAGTACCCATGGGTACACTGTTACTTAGTTCATACAAAAAGCTATCTAGTTGGATATCTCCCGTAACGGGTGGTCTTAACACAGTCATTACCTACTACCTCCTTTCCTAACGTCTATTTGAATACCAGACAACCTCCAGTTCTCACCTACATTACTTTCATCTGTGATTCTAAAGTTAAGTAACCTCCCTGTGAGCCTAGCGTCTGTTTTATAGTCCTTCCCGATAATGAACAATGGGTTTTCACTGTTCCCCGCTGCACCATTAGCTGTCAATGGGTTTGAAGCGAGGGATGCGCCCGGTGCATTAGTGGCTCTGAACCTGAGCCTGAGAGTGATGTCATCGCTAATGTCCTTACTTGCCCAGAGAGCAACAGATGCTAGTGACTCCACATCAAACTCAGGAGACATTGGTGCTTCTGTCCTCTCTACGTAAGATTCATAGTTTGCATTGTTTATATCGGTATGTTTATTATTAAAATCAACACCATAAATATCACCACTCAGGACAAAAATTGGCCTTGAGACACTCGGATCTACGTTTGCGGAGAGTGTTCCATTAGCTAAGATACCTTTAGTGTGGCCAGAGATCCCATGTGCTGCTTCACTTATCACCCTTCGAGACCAAACGTTATCTTCATAGTTGAAGATAAGGACCTCATTGGTATTACCAGTAGATGTTAAGTTAGGGAAACATAACCATAGCTCATTATCTGCTGTGTTGTTAATCATAAATGCTTTAGTTGAATAATCAGGGCTTACATTATCAAAGTAGTAATCCCTAACCCTGTTGTTAGACAGTGACTTGATGCTTGCAGGGTGCCCAGAGAACTGGTAGATATCATCAGAACCTACAACAACGTGCGTACCTCTGTGCTCGTGAACTAAGTCTATACCAGAAGCTCCGTGGGTTGAGCTCACAATACTTGCTACGTAAGGTATTGATGGGTTGCTTGTCTTACTCAATGCGTGGATAGAGTTATTTGTGTACACATACAGGTTCCCTTGCATCGCTGCAAGCTCTTGTATGATACCTGTGGTGGATAAGGTAAACTCTTCCGCTGTAGAAACACCAGCGCTGTATGGGTTCCAGTTGTGAGGTATAGCACCTGCTGCTGCAACATCGGAGATCCTAACAACACCTGGTTGGTTCCGTACAGCTGTACCGCTGCTCAGTATGGTGTACCGTGTGCTTGAGTATGTGCCTGTGGGCAACTCGTTAAGTGTAACCTGAGTATCACTATTAACGGCAGTGATAGTGTAGTCACCCTTGGCAAAAGAAGGTGAACTAATCTTTATAACATCACCAACACTTAGGCCGTGTCTGGTTGTGAAAGCGAGGGTGTTATTAACATCATCAACGCTAGACACTGGTGGTGAGTTGATCTCTATCAAATTACCTGCAACTAGGGTATCACCCCACGCCCTTATAACACCTGCACGTACTTGTACAGTTGCAATAGATCTTACAGTTACATAAACGGTATCACCACTCTCTAAGAACTCTGTAAAGGCAGGACTACCACCCGCTGCTACTGCAATAGAAACAAGGTGTGTGTTCGTAACTGGATCTAAAGATGAAGTCACTTGAGAGACTGTGGTTACACTTGTCAGGGTCACTGAGAACTTCTTGCGACTATCAGTACCACTGTAAACAGCAACTACCACTTCTTCTAAATCGAAGTTAACCTTCTTGCCTAGGTCAAACTCAGCAACATGGATGTCAGAGTTATAAATATCATTAAATGCAACTTGGTTTGTAAAGTATGAATCCCAACCTGGAAGCTCAAAGGCATCTAAGAGGGCCATGTCAGTATTGCCCGTTGAATCCAAGATGTACCAAGGACGAGCAAGTCCATTATTAATTATTATAGCATACCCACCTTGGTATACTGTGTGTTGCCAGCCACCACCTGTTGGCACATCAAGCTCGAGGTCTTTAGTGTTACCGTCACTGGCACGTACAATGTAGACTCTATCGGTGGTGTTATCGGTAGCTACTACTACGTAGTAACCATTAGATGGTGTTAGGTTAGGGTTAGCCCACCATGCAATATGTATTAGATTACCAACTATTGCATCTCCTGTGAAAGAACTAAAGAGTTTAGCCTCCCCAGATATCTTCTCTACACATCCATTATTAAACCGTACATTAAGGACATCACTGAAAGCGTTAGTCGGTAATGCAATGGCAGGTGTGTCTTTAACTAAACCAACAGCGTTAAGTCCTGTAATAGGGACAACTTGATCTGTCATTGAATACCTCCGTTATTACTTATAGTCATTAGGGTTCACCCCCCGGTATTGTCCTATAGGGACTAGCGACAACCATACACACACACCACCAGGCCCACGCGTACTACCATGGGCCTGGTCAGCTCAGTTGAAGCTTAACGTTCTCTTTGTACCCCCTTCGTTTTCTCGTAAGACCTCATGGCACCGAGACCCAACATACCCATCAGTACTGTCTGCAATAATGAAGTATCTACCTTAGGTATAACGAACCAGATGTCCAGTATTGGTGATAAGATTGTAGAGTACAGCAAGGCAATACCGCAGGTCCATCCAATTGCAGGTCGCCATCCAGCAACAAAGAGAGACTTGTGTGCAGCCTCAACCTTGTTGATTTCCAACTGACCCTCCAGGAGCGCCTGTGAGTGCTTCTCAGCCATTGTAGCTAACTTATGGGCTAAGGTATACCTCAGGTCTTTATCTACTACAACCTCAGTTAGCAGTCCTGTGATGGGACCCATGAGTGTGGTTAGTAATGACATACGCTTTCTCCTTTAGTAGGGCCACATCACGCGTTTCTCGAAGGACCAGAGGACTCTATCATCGACATGGATAAAGGTAGCGTGTATCCCAATACCTGTGAAACCCATCTTAAGTGCCTCCTCGACAATCTTACGCATCTTGACACCATCGCTGTGGTAAATGTCTGCTGCAATACCTTTAGTGTGTGTACCAGGTTTCGCTTTTCGTTTCTCAATGGAGTGCTCTTTAGATCTAAATCCACTGGTTATTGAAAAGGGGAACCCACAGTTCTCCCTGAGTTGGTCAAGTCTGTGGACAAAAGAAACATCCATCTCATTATCCCCTGTCTCTTGACAGTCAAACTCCTCTATCTTAAAGTATTTAAACTCACCCATTAGTTAATCATCCTTTTTGTTTCCATATATTAATCCTTGCACTGTCTTCGATTCATATATACGAATACCAATCCAAATTATTGTTAACAAGGAGGCTGTAGGTGGCAACCATGCGGCTACGGACATTATACCTGTCGAAACAGCCAAACCATCGAGTACTTCCTTCGTTTCCTCTATTGCTGACATCACTCCGTTATCTCTTTTAGTTTTCTCTTTGAACTGTTAGTTAGTTGTAACATTCAAATATCTCCTGTGTGTGATTGATTTATTAGTGGTAGTTAAATGAGCTTCTCCCACCAAGTCGTACCGTTATGTAAAACCCGTGACAGACTAACCATGCAGGTATCTTGGTTAAAAGCGGTGACCTGCATACATCACGGCGCATGGCTATGAGGAAACGACCATCACAGTTAATACGGTCAACCTCACTCCCACCCTTCCCGTAACCCCAGTCGTGGTGTTGCCAACTGGCCTCTACAAAATAACTACTGGCAAGTTTAGTAATTAGCATTCGCAATGACGTTGGAAACCACTCAGGTCCAATACCGTTGCCATACGCTAGCTGATCTTCTAGTGATAAATCAGACCACCTCATAGCCCAAGCTTCGCTGACATAAGCTTAGCTCCCTCATCAGCCTGTGAGAGCAATCTACCTATCTGCTCGACCGTTGTACAGCTTGACAAAGCGTTTAAAACTCGAGCCTCCATCCCGTCAATAGTTGCGGCGACCATCGCCAACTGCTCACCCTTTTCCAGTTGCTTTTTAGCAAGATGTAGTGCTGTCTCGTTCTCGCCCATGTCAATATCCTCATTTTAAGTTTTGGGTTTTACCAAGGTGTCCCAGAGGCCGTGATTGGTGATATAGATTCTTCGATCTGAGCAACAATAGCGGCTTCAATGCTTGCCACCTGTTCTTCGCCAAGTGAATCTTTAGCCCAGCCAACAGCCATCTCTTGAGTAATGTCAGCGTATGGGACATAACTAGATGCTGCTGGATCAGGGGAAAAACCACAAGTGCCATAAGACCGGCCTGAGTAAATTACACCATCTACTACTTCGCTATCGACTGCCTGCCAGTGTGCAGCAATTACTGCGCCATCTGCAATTTTGTGGTCTAAGTTTGATACTACCCAAGTTACCGACATTGTGTTATTCCTCTAATTGTGCAACACGGTTGCGTAATGATTGTATCTCTTTGATTAGCACTGGGACTAGCTTTGAGTAGTCAACACCCATCATGTCGTCTTCAGTCTCGCCTTGTGATACTGCTTCAGGAGCAACCTCAAGTAGCTCCTGTGCAATCATGCCGTAGTCTTGATGTGAGCCATCAGCTTTCCAGTCATACTTGCGTACTTGGATGGAGTCTATCTTGCTACCTGCGTCATCAGCGTCTGCAATGTTTTCCTTGAGGCGTTGGTCTGATGAGGTGTTGTAGGATGTTGTTGTTCCGTTAGTAAAGATAGTGCCTACAGCGCCGTTAGCATTTCTAAAAGCAACGTGTCCTTCGTTACCTGTGCCAGCTCTTCTCGATTCAAAAAGGTAACCGCTAGAGCTTTCTGCGGTTATTCTTGCTGAAAAAGAACCACTAGCAGTACCCACCAGCAAGTTACCGCTTGCATCAAACCTGCCGTACTCAGTATCGCCGCCAGCCTGTACAAAAGATATACCATCGCCGTTTTGGTCGTTAAGTTGTAAACCACCAGAGGTAGAAAGATACTTAATTGAGGCGTATGTTGCGTTATCTCCACGATAGACTCTTAACTCATTACCACCTTTGACTTGCACGTTGCCTGATGAGTCTATGCGCATGCGTTCTGTTGGAGCAGAATCTGTTGTTGCACTTCTCGTTCCAAAAACAAGGTCATATTTACCAAAGCCAGTATTTGACGTCCCAAGTGCGCCTATATACGCGCCTGAGTTCGTTGCACTGTTCGAGTAACCGTAAGTGGTAAGAAAGTATCTTCCGTTCCCGTATTCACCCCCGCCCATATGCAAAAAGCTGTTTGCAAGGGTTGTATCTGAACTAGAAGAAGTGTCTGCCTGTGAGAGAACGCTATTTATTTTACCTTTCGGCGCGCTGGTACCAACACCAACATTTCCTGTGCTGGTAATACGCATGCGTTCTGTGCCGTTGCCAGTACCAAAGGCAATGGTTTGGGCATCAATTTTTAAATCGCCATAATCAGATGTGGCTCTGTCATATGCTTGGATGTAGCTTGTAGTGCCAGCAGCAAACTCTATCCCATGCTGTCCTGTTCCTTCAGATATAACAAGTTGGTTTAAAGGACTAGACGTACCAATACCTAAAGACTCCGCAGACGCATCCCAGAACAACTTAGTACCAAAGGCAACATCACCTGCGCCATCTACAGTAAGCCCACCCAGCGTGGCTGTGCCGTTTACATTTAACGCGGCAAAGTCAGGGCTATCGCCTGTACCTAAACCTAAGTTACCCCTTGCAGTACCAGCGTCTGCCAACCCAGAGAGGTTACTACTTTTAAGAAGGGCACTTGCTGCCACGTTAGAGGTTGCAGTGTCAGTATAACCAGTGTAATAACTTCCAGGTTGAGTATTAAGTGTGTCAGCGTTAACGTTAGTTGCTAATGAAAAGGTACCATACGCAACAATCACCAGGATATCACCTGTAGCTGCTCCTGAACTTAAAGTGAGACTTGAGCCACTTGTCGCGGTGTAGTCAACACCATTGACAAGATGTAACCCTGAGAGATAAACATCTATAAAACCGGGGTCATACCCTAAAGAAGAACTATCGTCATCATTACCACTAAACACTGTCTGGTTATTGGTAGCTGTGTACTTAAACCTAGCTGATGTTCCGTTAACTGCTGACCCAGCGTTTTTCCAGCCAGAGGTACTATATACTTTCATCAGCTGTGCAGTGGTGTCGAAGTACAAAACACCTTGTGCCAAAGCATTACCGTCATTGTCCGTGGTCGGAGCTGAGGCTTTTGCACCTAGGAACCTATCATCGAAAAGGTCATAAGAAGCTGATGCACTTGTTGCAGAAGAGGCTGCATTAGCCTCAGCAGTCTCAGCATTAACCTCAGCAGTCTCAGCAGCAGTTGCGCTAGATGTTGCGGATGTTGCTGATGCGCTAGCTTCACTAGCTTTAGTTGTGGCAGTGGTTGCGCTAGATGTTGCGGATGTAGCTGATGCGCTAGCTTCACTAGCTTTAGTTGTTGCAGTGGTAGCTGAGGTGCTTGCACTAGTTGAAGAAACACCTGCTGACGTTGCAGAGGTTGCAGCGCTCGTAGCTGAAGCCGCAGCGTCAGTAGCACTTGTGCCTACACTATCAGCAGATGCTTGTGCAGCTAATGCATCGGAAGTTGCACTTGTAGCACTCGTGGCTGCACTTGTAGCACTCGTGGCTGCACTTGTAGCACTCGTGGCTGCACTTGTAGCACTCGTGGCTGCACTTGTAGCACTGCCAGTGGAAGATGTGGCACTTGTCGAAGCCGAGGTAGCGCTCGTGCTGGCGTTAGCCTCAGCAGTCTCAGCGTCAGTCTTAGCTGTCCCAGCAGCAGTTGCGCTAGATGTTGCGGATGTAGCTGCTGAAATAGAAGAACTCTCACTTGACGCTGCTGCTGCAGCACTGCTGGTCGATGTGGTGGCACCCGTAGCGGCTTCTGTAGCTGAGGAAGCTGCATTTGCTTCGGATACAGCTGCTGCTTCTGCACTAACTGCTGCTGCATTATTAAAAGATTGAACTTGACTACCGCCAGAGTCCCCGAAAGAACCCCCAAGAGCCGTATCATCTGTTATGTATGTCATGCTAACTCCTTAAATTAAACCCCCTGCATTAAAGCTCACATGTGATTGACCAGCGGAGAGCTTGCGTTTCTTCTCTTCATTGTTCAATTCCAAAATAGCCTCTGCAAACCGAGCTTTATATTTCTCTGATTGTTGATCTTCTTGTAGATAATCAAAGCACCTATGCAATGCACCAAACAACAAGACACGTTCATTCTGATCTTTTAACCAATTACCAATCTCTGCTGCATACCTCACGTATGACCCACTAAGTGCTTGATACGTTCTCTGCTCTAGGAACGTGAGTGCATCATGCTCAGCTTGAGTTTTAACTTCGTAGACAACAGGGGCTGCTTGTGCTTCAGCCAGTGTGACAGTGGCGGGGACAACCTGACGAGCATCTAAAGCTGGTAATCTTCTGTAGTAGAACAACTCAAGTGTATCTCCTGTGCTCAACAACTCACCTGCGATCAAGAGGGATGAGCCCTTTCTAGTGAAGTACCCACTGTTGTGGGTGTTATCGTTGTAATCGTAGAATACCTTAGTATCTACAGTCTCGTTGTATACAGTGTCCCTGTAAGCATTGTGTGCACTAACACTAGGTGCACCTGTCGTTGCTATGATTGCAAAGTCACTTTGATTAGCATCAGTGATTAGCACAGCCCCAACTGAAGAACCCACCTCTGGTCTATTGATAGAACCCATAGACCGAAGTACAATGAAAGAAACTGTATCGTGTGGAACTGCTAATGTAGCGTTAGTTATGCCTGGGTTTGTATCGTTGGTGTCAAGCGTAGCATCCTTAATGGAGTAGCTTGTAGCCGCTGCATATACCCCCTCCGATGTTTTTGTGCAGTAGGTTGTTGGGGTTCCTTCCCCAACAATGTAATACTGTGAAGACTCTAAAGGTGGGATCTCTAGGAGACGATATGATTCGTCTGCGGCATATCTTAAACTCGATTGAATGATATCGTCGGGAAGGACAGTCTCTTCACGGTTAGCCCAACCCCTTACCATCTTTACTAAATTTGCGTATGTAGCCATTGGGCCTCTCCTGTTACCATTTGACTTTATCAGCCCAGTAAGCAGCACTCATTGGACCTCTCTTTATATTCTTTCCATGCCTAGCCTTAAAACTCTTTCGTTTAGCTTTCATCTTGTCAGACTCACCTGACTTAGGTTCCCCTGCGGTTGAGGCCCCTTGCTCTCCAAACCGTATTAGCTTTTGCTCACCCTTACTAGATGCAAGTACAACATGGCTTTTCTTAGGGTGACTCGGAGTTCTCTTCGGTTTATTAGCTTTCATCTTGCTCTTATCAATTGCCATGGAAACCCCTCAGTACGACATTAACACTGGATACTCTGACTTCATAATCCCAATCACCTTAAGGACTGCTTTGGGGTCATGCATGAAGTTTGCATCATGTATATCAATCTTGTACTTAGTTAAGATATCTAAAGCCACTATGTCGGGTATCGTACACGCTTTCTTATATGCAACATCCCTACCTCTTAACTTACTACTCTCTCGGTCAGCTCTAGCTTGCTTTATGAAAGGTGCTGTATCTTGATGAATCTCAAAGTCACCTGTGGTTGTGTCAAGGCCTCCGGTCATCCCACCTGCGGTGTTGATATTATAGTAATTAGAATCCATTAGTCTACTCCTTGTTCTTAATTCGTTATTGCTACGAAGCGACCAGTCTTGCCAATGACACCCAGCACAGGGCCAGCTACCAGGAAGTCAATGCTGCCCTTGATAAAACGTGCTGATGTGAGCTCATAACCACCAGTGGTGGATGCGGTAGTTACCCATGTGCAGTCCTCAGCAGGTAGGTTGTACTGTGTTCCAGCTGTGAATCCGTTAGCTGTTGTTGAAATTGTGCCTTTGATTACCAACATAATTACTTATCTCCTAAAGTAATAATAAAAAAAAAAGGGGAAGCAGCCCTTAAGCCACCTCCCCATAGGTGTTACTTCAGACCTTACTTAAGGCCGTAAATAGCTCCACAACCCAATGGGTTCTTAACTTCAAGCGTGGTCTCTTCTACCAGCATACCAACAGTAGAGTCACCCTTCTGGCCCACATCTACCTCGGCCAAAGGACGCAAGGTTGCAATTGCAAACCACTGAGGGTCATACACAAGTGCACATGAGTCAGAGAAATCATTTGCAGTACCAGCAGTACCAGTCTGGAGACCCATGATGTAGTTTGGAACTACCATCAGATCACCGAAGTCAGACATGTAGATATCAACAGACTGACGTAACTTACCGTTCTCATCAATGTTACGAACAACACCAGTGTCACTAACCATTAGGTCAGAGAAGTCACGGCGAAGCTTAGGGGATAACATAATCTTAGTCGCCTTACCACCTTGCTCGTAAATCTTCTGCATAGTACCGTCAATGTCAGTCAAACTCAAGGCAACTCGTGAAGAATCGGCAAGCAAGGTAGGTACGGCAGTTCCCTTACTAGCAGTGGTTGTCAGTGCAGTACCTGAAGCGTAAGTACAGGTGGTAGAGTTATTCACGAATGACTGGTAACCACCCATAGTGCGAGTGCCAGAGCCACTAGCGACTTGATAGCCGTTAACAAGATCATGCTCAACGTCACGACGAAGCTCAGTACCACGCTTCTTCAACTGATAGGCATACTCATCAGCAACACCTGCTTGATCTACTGCTCGGCGAGTGCCGGAGACAGCGATGGTCTTACCGTTAATCTGAGTGTAGTTACCCAGACGAGTACGGAAAGGGCCAACTGGGTTGTAAGCAGCGCCACCTTCAGAGCCGCCAGCACCAGGTTGTTCGTAATTAGCACCATCTACAAGCTTAGAGTTGCCGGGTGCAGCAAGCTCATCAGTCTGCCACTCATGAAAGATTGCAGTAGCTTTGCTTTTACCGATAGACGAAAGGAATGGAGTCTCATCACGAGTGATAAGGGAGATAAAGTTAGCAAGATCTTCACGTTGTGAAACATTGCTGCTATTAGTTCCAGAGGCAACGCCTCCAGCTGGTCCTGTGGTAGTTCGACCGCCAATTGTGGGCATAGTTGTATTCCTTATAATTAATTAAAGTTTCAGAGAGTTTGCTGCATATTCCCGCAGAAAAGCCATCTGGTCATCAGAGGAAGCATTTTCATGGAAAGCTCTTGCCTTCGTCATCTTGGATGCGTCCTGCTTCTGACGATTGGGTGACTTCGCCTTTTTAGTAGGTACTGCTTTCTTTGAAGGAGCAGCCTTACGTTTGGCTTGGCCCTTAGTGACACCTTGTTTCAACACACGGTAATCATTTAGTAGCCGAACAATGTTAGGATCAACAATAGAGTCTACAAGCTCTTCAGACACACCTTCACCTACGGCAAAACTACGTATACTAGCTGCTAGGTCATGGTTAAAACCAGGTAACTGTATTTCAATATTTTCATTAAAGTAAGTTAGTTTCTCTTCCCAGAGTTGTTCCTGAATAGACTGTTGTTGTTCTTTCAACTTCCCTTGTAAGCCTTCACGCTGCTTGCGAGCATCCCAGTATCTCTTCTGGATTTGTTCACGTTGATCCTTCAGTTCGCTAACCTTGTAAGTATCCCCATCAACACGAGCCTTATCAATCTCAGACTCAACATCATGGTATTCTTTAGCAAGGTTTTGTTCAGTTCCTACTAGAATTGCAGCAGAGGCGTTACCAAGTTCTTGCACTTCAGCTAGAGCTTTTGTTCTCTCTGCATCATGTACTTTCTTAGCTTCACCTAGTTCACGACCCTTTCTACTAAGTGAGATGTCAGTCTGATAGCCTTTCAGGAGATCCGCAAAGGACACATCCATCTCTTCACCATCAATCTTAACACGGACTCTAGCATCCAGATCTAAGTCATCAGCAGTAAACACATCGGTTTCTTGGGTAGCCTCGGCATCCTCATCCTCTATCTCAACTTCTTCTTCCTCATCTCCCTCTTCAGTAACGGTTTCTTCAGACTCTTCAGGGCCTTCTACTTCATCTGATTCCACCGGGTCAACCTCTGGAACTTCCCCTATAGGTAGCGAAGCTTCGTTCTCAAGGAAATCTGAGTTACTTAGCACAGCATCTAGGAGGTTCTGTTCGGTCTGACCGTTATCGGACATCTGCACATTGTCATCCATAGTGGGTAGAGTAGTGTTGTCTGTCATATTTAATCCCTCTTCTATTTAGCAACAGCTTTCTTAGCTGCTACTTTTTGCGTAGTTAGCTTAACCACAGGTGTTAGCTCAGCCACAGGTGTTAGGTTAGCTTCATAACGATCCTTGAGACTATAGAGACTCACCAAGCTGCTCGAGTTCGTCTTACACTTACCTGCAGCACGCATTGAATCATATTCTAACAATCTGATCATCCCCATTACATTATCTAGCAGGGCTTTATAATTAATCTCTCTACTGTCCATCGTCCTCTACCTCTCTTCCTAAGTGTTGTATGTTCTTCCCGTACATCTCGTATTGTACTAATTTAGCCTTAACATCGCCTAGTGATAACACACAAGAGTAGATAAATTCTCTAGTCTTAACCTCATGGGGTGCCGTGTTGAGGAACTTAAGGTAGTAATCTACCATAAGTTCCCCATAAGCTCCAGTGAAAAACCCTTCACGTTCTCTCGAAGCGAACTGAGCGTTCACTAAGGCTTCCTTTGCTGCAATATCGGGATGCATAATATTCAACCGCTTCTCGGCTGTCTTCTTGTACTTATCCATACTTTACCTCTTGTTAGGTTGGTTGTTGTCCTTGCATCATTGCCACCATCTCTCCTCCAGATATCTGACCTTGTGATGTAGGTTGTTCCATTGGTTCTTCTACGGGTGCTGCTTTCCCACCACCCATTATAACCGACACCTTCCCAAGGATCTGCTCATACGTTGGGTGTTCAGGAACATCTGTACCTGCTTTGTAGGCTTCTAGTGCTAGGTCACCCCACTCTTGGTAGTGCTTATCTATAGCGACTGCCAGTTGCTTGGTGTTATCTTGCACAGTATTAGCACTTTGAGCATCCGTGTATCTGACATTAGCTTCTGACAGATCAACATCAGCTTTAGTCTTCCTGTTCTGAAGTTCCTGTGTCTCCTGAGCACTCTTAGTTTGCGATTCGACTGCCTTAGCAGCGTTCTCCTTAAACTCATCAGTAGTGTAATCTTCTAGGAAATCATTACTTGACAAACCCATGGCCTCTAGTAGTTTAGTCGCAAGTACCGCAGGGGCTTCTGGTCTAACAATACTACCAGCTCCAGCTGAGTTCAACGAGGGTAATATCTGTTGACCCACTGTTGTTAGTTTGTTAATCAGATTAGCATTACTATTCTCACCAATGTCCAATATTACATCACACTCCATACGATCCGGTAGACTCGCACAGTCCACAACTTCTGTCATACCACCAACACAGACATTCATCTGCTTGGTTTGCTTACGGATAGACGAGTACACACCTTCACATAGACGCTTGAGACCTGTCTCAGCAAACCTACGGGCAATGTGTTGGATACGTTTCTGGGAAGCAGACTGAACAGCAGCCATCTTACCTTCACTGTTCCCAGAGACATACAGTGTGTCGTTTAGACCTTGAGCAGCCTTAGACATACCTGTCGCTTGCTCCTTAATGATCTGGAGGTGTTGCAATAGTGGTACTGTGCCAGTCGAGATGGTCTCGGGGGGTAATGCAGCGACAGCACCCTGGGGACTACCGTTAGTCGGTATGATCTGCTTTGGCTTCATGTGCTGTAATGCAGAGAAATCTACTACATTTGGATCAGCTAGCTTAGGGCTGTAGTTAGTTAGGTAGGTGTTCTCCACGAAGCCCCTTAGAATAGCCGTAGCAGCCAATGTGGACGAACGGGTAAGGTCAGCTATGGATAGTCCGTAGAACTCGTGAGGGATGTCTATAGGAGACAGAGAGGCTACCTGTATAAAATCACAGTCCTCCTCATGGAACACCTTACTGCCAATCATAATAAATCGTTTAAGCTCAGCAATGCCATCACCATCACGGTCAACATTCATCCAGCATTCAGTCACAGGTAGTTCACGGTTAGCCTCTACGGGCATACTGTCAGTGGCACCTTGCCAGTAAGACATACCAACCACCTCTTTACGGGCAGCAACATCTTGACTATAGCGGGTATTCCCTGACCACGCCATACCACCTAACTCATCCCACTCGTCATCACTGATAGTCTCAGCAATGTCAGGCCAGTGCTTACGGATCTCACTACGTGTCATGTCTGTTTGTATACCAACAAAGTTAGCATCATCAATAGATGTAGCATCACGGGAAATACGAAAGTTCTCTGGGGGGATGTTCTCTAGGCGAACCTTAGAACGATCCACTGTGCGCTTAATGCGTACATTCACGTAGACAAGTTCAGCATCACCAGTAGCATCTACCTCATTCTCAAACTCCAAATCACCTACGATCTCTACCTCTCCATCAGACAAGAGCTCATCAAGTTTTACTTGAGATATAACTTCATACTCTTCAAAGGTTGTGTAGTAATCTTCTACACAGTCCCACCTAATAATACCATTCTTCCAAAGGAGGGCAGACTTAATCCATGTTTGGATCAACTCCCATCCATTATTCTGTTTAAACAAGCAGTAGTTAGTTACCAATGAGGCATCATGGGCTTGCTTGTGTGCACCGGGGGAGGCTGCATAGGGGTTGAACTTAGCAAGCTTACCATTGTTTAGGAACAAATCACACAGCACAGCCGTGTAAGCCTCAACAGTCTCTGTGGTAGACGTATCTACGATGGCGCTCACACCTTGAGGCTTTAAGTGGCCCTTAGCTACACCAGCGTACTCATAGGTACTCTTCTCACGCTCCTGAGAGAGGTCTGAGGAGTTCAACCAATCACCGACACTGTTAGCGATACCTTGTTCGACTAAGTTTGATAGTTGCTCGTCTGTTACTTTTTCTTTATATCCGTGACTCATCACTGCCTCCAAGGGGTTGTTGGAGACTTCTCCAGTTCTTTACTAGAGTATGAACCAGCCTTGGTCATCTCTCGGGGTTTCTTGCTATTCTCTTTCTTACTCCCACTATTCCCTTCTTTCTTCTGCTTAGGTGCTTCTTCATTAAATCGCATAGTTCCCTCCAAGGGTCAATCTATCAATCATTATAATGAAGACTATTGCTGCATGACCTGCCACTGTACATGTGGCTTTGCAGGTACGGTCTTCTTTAATAAAAAGGTATCGTTTATTCCCCAGCGATACCAGACTGGTTGAGGACTAATGGAATTCTTCATAACCAAGTAGTTTCATCCTCGTTGTACTGAGAGACTCTTGTTGACCACGGTACATTGTTACTCTGTAGTTTATCTGCGTGAGTACGTAAGACCTCACAACCTATGGCTAATCCAATTACTGTATCATCATTACAACCAGCAGCTGCTTCTGTCTTACCTGTGTCCGTAGATATGTAATCCTTTAATTCTTGAATCATAATGTTAGATGGGATATCGAGCTCTTCGTTCTCTATGAGAGACTTCAAGTTACCGATGATAGCTGGCTTAGAAGCTGATGTAGTCCTAAAGCCTACACGGGTAGAAGCCTCACTGTTGACATTAGCCTTCTTAGTTTGCTTATACAAGTTGACATAATTCATTGCTTCAAGCTTCTGTATCGTTGCAATACCCATAGAGTTAGACTCTGGACATAATAATGAATTATTATAATAGCGACCTAGGTAGAATAGGAGTTCCCCAAAGAGACTTGGATCTACCCTATTGTCCCTGTAAAGGGCCATTACTTTATAATCTTTACTCAATACCACAGCCGTGGAGTAATCCTGACCAACACCCAATGCCACATCAGCAGCAATGACATAGTTATCCTCCCACTTTGGGTACTTAAATATGTGTAGCTTACCCTCACGGTTATCTTCAAACTGCTTGCTGTTAGCATCCCACGCTCTGTGGCTCTCCGGGGTCTCTGGTATTAGTTGTTCTAACTTCTCTATATTGAAGACATTAGATCCTGAGACTAGAAATGCTTCCTCAGCTGTAGCTGGGTATTCCTGTCGGAACTTATGCTCACCCCCTTCAGCTATCTTCAACCTTCTCCAGTAGAGTTGATCATTATCAATATTAAATCTTTCAACTAACTTCTCTTCCTCTACTGACAAGACCATACCCTCTGGGTGGGACCTACGGTATTCATCTGTAATAAACCATGGTAGGAAGATAGGTAAATATTCATTATCACCTGCAACAGCATCCTTCCACAACCTGTAGAACTCCCCTTGAGCACCATTAGCTGTAGACTCGAGTATTACCTCAGTACCAGCGGTCTGTGGGATACCCTGGAATAAACCTGCAAGGATCTTCTCATCGTGGTTCCAGAAGGCAACCTCTGAGAGGTGTGCGATTGTTGGGGTGGTACCTCGACCAGCTTCAGGTGCACCAGCAGTGTACAGACGATAACTAGCTTTAGCTGTCTTATCCTTGAAGTAAGGCGAACTGATGATAACCTCTTTAGCATTACTACGTTCCTCTGTGGGTGCTAGGCTCTTTGGCATGTTCCTGATGAGGTTCTTCGACATACTGAAGAGAGCATCTGAAGTAGCACTATCGTGTGCCATAACTACTGACCTCGAGTGTGGAGAGAAGTATGACTTCCAGTACACCCTACCTACACAGTACGTCGAGATACCCTGCTGTCTTGCCTTGAGGATTATCGCTCGTACACGACCAGTGTCCTTGAGTTGCTTTGTTAGTTTTTCCGAGATGATGGTCTGTGCTTGGTTTAACTCAAAGGGTACAAACCCTTTACTAGCGTCCTTAGTCACAATCCTTATCTGTTCCTGTGCGAAGCGTGTGAAGTCCTTGGAGTATTCCTCGAGTAACTTACGCTTCTCCATCTCTCTTATGAGTTTAACTACTTCTGTCTTGTCCATCGCTAGAGTCCTCAGTGACTGTTTGTACTTTTGGGGTTCTGTGGGATTCTGTGGGAGAACTTGGGGTACCCCCTCTGTTGTCTGTGAGAGATCCTGTGAGAGATCCTATTAGGTATCCTGTGAGAGATCCTGTGAGGGAACCTATTAGGTATCCTGTGAGAGATCCTGTGAGAGATCCTGTGAGGGAACCTATTAGGTATCCTGTGAGAGATCCTGTGAGAGCGTGTGTCTGTAAGTCAAGGATATAAAGGTACCCTTAATAACTTTAGGCACCCCCCAAGTTCCCTCCCAGTGTCCCATCCCTGTGTGGGACACTGCAGGTGCACTGTGAGTACACTGTGAGTCCACTGTGGGGGACACTGGGAGAATAGAGGGGGTAACCTATAGGGATAACCTATAGGGATAACCTATAGGGATAACCCATAGGGATAACCCCACTTGTCCTATAGGGACTAGCGAGGGGCGAGATAGCAGTGGGGGTTGCGGGATACTGGAGGTAACTGGGGGTTACTAAGGGGGACCTGAGGGTTAACGTAAATAATGCACAAAGTAGTTGACATTTGAGCCACACTACGTGTGTCTCTTTAAGAGCTTGTAGTGTCAACCCTGGCACTACTAACCTATTAGTTTATTACGGAGTACCACTATGAACATGAAGACACTACTAAAAGAGAGAGATGAACTGGTACGAAGCAGAGATGCTGCTAAGAAGGCCTACGTTATCGCTATGTTTGTACTAGCTATACTGCCCTTTGCACTGGTGATCCTGATGCTTAACCTACTTGGGTGTCCCACTCAATAAACCACTCCGCGCCTACGGGCGAATTTGGTACCGTAATCGTTTACGGTACCATAAATGGGAATAGGTAAATTTTATAAAGGAGATAGAGGATGAGTGATAGATACAAAATTGGTACAGTGGTGTGCCTAAATCCCAACCCTGGCGTACCAATGACCGTTACAGGCTACGGTAATAATGACAGATCTAACAATCCTGTCGTACAAGTCGCCTGGTTAAACGCGAAAATGACAGGATGCTCTTTTGCAATAGGCAACCAATCTGTTCAGCTGTACAAAGGAGTAATAGGAGATAGCCCATGGCTACCTTACAACTAGGATCATATGTATCTTACAAGAACACCCCGTACTTGGCAATCAAGTCAACGGGAGGTAATAACCCAATGGTCACCCTCATCCAAGCTGGTGATAACAAGAAGCTTCAGGTGTCCAGTAGGGAACTACTACTCCTCCCTTACAGGGCTAAAGAAGAGGCACTTAAGTCTGGTAAGAAAACCTTGGTTACACGCAAGGGTTACCGGCTGTCTTTAGTCTCTCACCGTTGGCTTGTGGCCTAATGTGATATGAACCAGTGGTGCCTTCGGGCATCACTCTTTAATTAATAATCAAGATAGGGTAGCCGACATGAACAAACATATACTACTAGTGATGAAGTACCTTGAAGGCCCCAAAACTGTAAGCGTAGATGAGCTAAAGAACAACAGCTCTGCTGCTCGTCTTGAGGCTGATAAGCACTACCATGGGTGTAACGGTGGTACTGCTGCTTATGAAGAAGCTGACCGTGCTAATTGGGCTGCTCATACTGCCTATGGAGCTGCTCACTATGCTCATATTCTTGCTAACACTACTCAGTACTTTGGTAATGCTATAAACTACCGTTGTATCCGTGATGCCATTGATGGTTATTTTGATAGTACAGGAGAAGATGGCCAAGACTACCTAAACCACCTGGAGAATACCAAATGGGAGAACTAAAGATAATGGCAGCAGCCACCATCATATTCACCCTTTGCGTAATAGCAACTCCTTTATTATTTGATTTTTGTATTAAACATGGAATGTGTTAAACAACTAACCAAAATGGACCACACAATATGAACTACGTATACACCCAAACAAAAAACCCCGACACTGAAGAATCCAATGCCCTTTACATGCTAGGTTATGAGGTGTTGGAGTATGAAATAGTCAACCAAGAATGGAATGACTGGCTGAGAGAGGTAGAGTCTATCGGAAACACCCACAGTCACAAAGTAGATATACTCGAAACAGTAGTCATAAGAGAAAGTGGGTTCTTAATGCTACATGAAGTGGAGTTCCACCCAGAGGGTCGAAGCGTTAGCTTCACCGCATACAAGAAGATGTGCCTGTTGTGAGCACATTCCTCGCAATCACGCTACTTCTGTCAACCTACCCCATGTTGACCCAATTAAGGTATGTTGATTGCTACCCTGCCCCAAGTAGGCGTAAACGTGGAGCCACCCGTATGTCCAATAGGGAACTATGTGAAAGACTACGTAACAGGAAGTTCACTTAACCCACACTTAAACACTAAAGGATAAGACGATGAGTGATTATATAGAATATACAGTTAAGGTTTGGGCTAATGGTGATAAAGAGTGGTACCTAAACGATAAACTACACAGAGAAGATGGCCCTGCTGTGGAGTGGGCTAGTGGTACTAAACGTTGGTACCTAAACGGTAAACAGCTTACCGAAGAGGAGTTCAATGAGCGTACAAACAAGCCTTGCGTTAGTAAGGTTGTAACTATAGAAGGTATTGAATACAAACTTGTACCTACATCAAAAGGATAAGACGATGAGTGATTATATAGAATATACAGTTAAGGTTTGGGCTAATGGTACTAAACGTTGGTACCTAAACGGTAAACAACACAGAGAAGATGGGCCTGCTTGTGAGTATGCTGATGGCTCTAAGTATTGGTACCTAAACGGTAAACTACACAGAGAAGATGGTCCTGCTGAGGAGTGGGCTAATGGTGGTAAAGAGTGGTACCTAAACGATAAACTACACAGAGAAGATGGCCCTGCTGTGGAGTGGGCTAGTGGTACTAAACGTTGGTACCTAAACGGTAAACAGCTTACCGAAGAGGAGTTCAATGAGCGTACAAACAAGCCTTGCGTTAGTAAGGTTGTAACTATAGAAGGTATTGAATACAAACTTGTACCTACATCAAAAGGATAAGACGATGAGTGATTATATAGAATATACAGTTAAGGTTTGGGCTAATGGTACTAAACGTTGGTACCTAAACGGTAAACAACACAGAGAAGATGGGCCTGCTTGTGAGTATGCTGATGGCTCTAAGT